GGTGGCGCTGTCGCAGGCCGAGGTAGACCGGCATCCGGTGGGCGTGGAGTCGTCAGCGGATCTGCAGGTCATCATTGAGCAGCCTTACGGCAACACCACCCGCCCGGTAACCGCGCTGAAAGACCCGGCGACCGGTCGCCTGTTCACGCCTGATGCGGGCTTTCACCTCAACCCCGGACGCGACAGCCTGGCGAACCTCAGCCAGCAGCTGCTGCGCAAAGGCGCAACCGCACCGCCACGTCTGGCGGCGCTCGCGGTGGACGAGGCGATGCGATCACCTGTCGTGCGGGCGGACTTCACCCGTTCGCTGGCGTCGTGGGTGCAGACCGTGGCGCAGGATACCTCACTCAGCGGGGATGCGCGCTACGCCGGTGCGCTCACGTCCGCCGTGCTGGATGCGCTGAAGACACCACCCGCCAGCGCGGTGATTGCGCTGACGGCGGACACGGTGCAGGCGGCAGGCGACCTGACGCCGGACTGGCTGCGCCTGCCTGTTCTGCTTGCTGCCCCTGAAGTGGTCCTGCAGGACGGTGACGGCACGCTGATTTACGTGATTCAGCAGAGTAACCTGCCGCGCCTGGTGCGCGTCACGCTCAGCGGTGGCAGTCCCGCCATCACGCAGAGCGCGCCGCTGACGGCGCAGGTACTGAAAGCACTGCAGCAACTGCCGGTTATCACCGGCGCATGGAGATCCTGATGGAACCTGAACTGACAGTAACCTTTCCCCCTGAGCTGGAGCAGGCGCTGGCGCGCATGGCTGAACGCCTGGCGCACCGCGAGCCGCTGATGCGTGAGATCAGCGAGCGCATGTATAAGGCGGTGATGGACAACTTCGACCAGGAGGGTCGGCCCGTTAAGTGGCTGCCGGTTGCGCGTGAGGGTAAAATCCTGCAGGACTCCGGGCGGCTGGCCAGCTCGATTGACACGTACAGCGATAACGACCGCGCCGTGGTCGGGACTAACGTCATCTATGCGCGCATCCAGAATCAGGGCGGTAAAACAAAACCGCATGAAATCCGGCCAAAGTATAAGAAGGCGCTGCGCTTTAACGGGCGCTATGCGGCGAAGGTGAACCACCCCGGCTCGGACATCCCCGCACGCCCGTTCCTGACGCTGACCGATGAGGACATGCAGGACGTGGCGCAGACCATCAATGACTGGCTTGCAGGTGCTGCTGAAGGCTGAACGCGTGAGACGCCCTGTACGCGCCTGAACCCTCGCAGGGGTACACCGTACCCCTGAAAACCATTTAAACAAATCTGACGCGATTTAAACGGGTTTTAAATGGGGTTACGCCTGCCGTTTTAACTGATAACCTGATTTCCCGCTGATTTACTTCTCCTGCATCCCGTCTCACCCCTGAAACTTAATCCGCCACATCCCCGCCGGTAAGCTGCCTGCAGTAACGACTCAGCAGGATGGCTCTGACACATGAAATTACGGGTAGGCGCACTAAACGGACAGTTCACGCCACTGGATGGCAGCGCGCAGCGCGTGCAGCTGCTGCCTGCCGGATGCTTCCGGTCCGAAGACGGTCGCCCGGCAGAAGCCGCGTGCTGGCAGCTCAACGCGCCGCAGGCGGCGCAGGTCATCGCCGCTGCGAACGCGCGTACCAACGACTTCATGTTCGACTACGAACACCAGACCGCCCACAAGGAAGAGAACGGCCAGCCCAACCCGGCGGCGGGCTGGTTCAAGCAGCTGGAGTTTGATCCGCAGGCGGGCCTGTTCGCGACCTATGTGCGGTGGACAGACCGGGCGCAGCAGATGATTGAGGCGAAGGAGTACCGCTACGTGTCAGCGCTCTTTCTTTATGACCTGCAGGGCAACATCGTTCAGCTCATTAACGCCGCCCTGACCAACACCTCGGCGCTGGACGGCATGGATGATCTCCTTGCCGCCGCGTCGCTTCTTTACCTCCCGGAGGAAAAAACAATGGATGAAAACCTGCGTCTCGCGCTCTGCTCCATGCTGGGGCTGGCGACCGGTGCTGACGAGGCGGCCATTGCGGTGGCGCTGTCCACCGCACAGGAGAAGCTGCTCAAGCCTGCCGCCTGCAGCACGCTCACTGACCTCATCACCAAAAAAGACCAGCAGATTGCGCAGCTCTCGGCAAACCCTGCCGGTGCGCCTGACCCGTCACAATTTGTGCCGGTGGCGGTCTTCAACCAGACCCGCGAAGAGCTGGCTGCGCTGAGTGCAAAAGTGTCGCAGACCGAGGCGGACGCCCTGATTGAGGCGGCGCTGAGCGACGGCCGCATCATTGCCGGTGCCGACGAGGACTGGATGCGCGGGCTGGCTAAGCAGGATATGGCCACCTTTAAGGCGGGCCTGTCGATCCGTAAAGCCAATCCGGCGCTGGTCAGGATGCAGACCGATGGTAAAGCGCCCGAAACGCTGAATGCTGCCGCACTGTCAGCCGACCAGCACAAGCTGCTGGGCGCGATGGGCCTCAGTGAAAACTTCCTGGCTGAAAAGGACGGTGAATGATGGCTGCTACCACCACCCCACGTAACACCCCCTGGCGCGACTGCATCCTTACGCCGGTCCCGGTCGCCAAAGGTGAAGTTATCCCGGAGGGCGCAATTGTCTGCATCAGTGCTGACGGTTATGCCGTAAACGGCAAGGCAGGAACCGCCCTGAAATACGCCGGTTGCGCCGCTGAAACTGTGAATAACAAAGAGGGCGCGGACGGGGATTGCGCTATTAACGTGCGCTCTCACAAGGCATTCCGCTGGGATAACGACGGCAGCATCACGCAGGCGAGCCTGCTGGAGCGCGCTTACATCCTGGATAACCAGACGGTCACAGCGACAGACGGCAGTGCTGCTGCATCAGATGACGGGAAAACGCCTGCTAAAGAAGCGGCTTACAGCAAGGCCGGAACCATCATCATGATTGATGCCGACGGCGTCTGGATTTATTAAGCATAAGGATTAACGAACATGGCCGAAGTCAATAAAGCCACCCTTGACGTGCTGTTTCTGGCGCTGAAAAAGAGCTTCAACAACGCGCTGATGCGCGCCAATCCGACCTGGAATCAGATTGCGACGCTCATCCCGTCCACCACGGCGGCTAACTATTACGCCTGGATGGAGCAGTTCCCGCAGCTGCGTAAGTGGGTCGGCGACAAGATGATTCAGCGCCTGCAGAGTCAGGACTACATCGTTCCCAATGATGATTACGAAGCGACCCTTAGCGTCAAACGTAATCACATCGAGGACGATCAGCTGGGTATTTACCCGGTGAATGCTGACGCTTACGGCACCACCGCCGCGAACTGGCCGGATAAGCTGATTTACGATCTGGTTAATGCCGGTTTTAAAAATAAGTGCTTTGACGGTCAGCCGTTCTTCAGTGCGAAGCATCCGGTCGCCAAAACTACCTACAGCAACCTGCTGACCGCGCCGCTGTCCATCGCCTCTCAGGCTGAAGCGAAGGCCGGTTTTGGTAAGGCCCGCGAGATGATGTGGAGTCTGCGGGATTCACAGGATGAGCCGCTTAGCCTGAATCCGAACATCCTGCTGGTCGGCCCGGCGCTGTTTGATCTGGCCACCTCGCTCATGACCACCGACCGCCTGGAAGACGGTAAGCCCAATCCTTATAAAGGTGCGGCAAAGGTGGTGATGTCGCAGCGTATCAAATCCACTACCGCCTGGTTCCTGCTGGACACCACGCAGGCGCTGAAGCCGTTCATCTTCCAGATGCGTAAAAAGCCGGTGTTTGTGTCGCAGGTGACCTCCGACAGCGACAGCGTGTTTATGCGTGCCGAATACCTGTTCGGTGTGGAAGCGCGCGGTGCCGCAGCATACGCCTTCTGGCAGATGGCGGTCGGCTCTACCGGCACCGGGGGCTGATTATGTACGCGACCCGCGAGGATATGGTTGGCCGCTTCGGTGAAAAAGAAGTGCGCGAGCTGACCGACCTTGATGGTGAGGGCGTGGTCGACGATGCGGTGCTGGGCTATGGCCTGCGTGCCGCCTCGGATGAAATCGACGGCTATATCGCCGGGCGTTACACCCTGCCGCTGGCCGTATGCCCGCCCGTTCTAACTGGCATAGCCTGTGATATTGCACGCTATCGCCTGACCGGAACGGATCGACCCTGTACCGAGGAGATCCGCGACCGCTACCGTGACGGCATCCGCTATCTGGAGAAGGTCGCCAGCGGCAGTATGTCTCTCGGCGCGGCGGTGCCGTCTTCTTCTGTCGGGGTGGTGTTTATGGCGGGCGGTAACAACTGGTCCCGCTGGCGCACGGGCGGAGGGGGCTACTGATGTTTACCGACATTGAGCAGGCCATCGTGACCCGCCTGAGCGAAGGTCTCAATACCGGCAAAGGCGGTATGGTGCGCGCCGTCACTACCTACGGTGGTGAACTGGAGGACATCGGGGAGATTCTGGGCGCGCTGCCGGGTATCTGGGTGACCTTTAAGGGCGTAACCGGCTGCAGGCGTGTGAACACCATGCGCCGCCGCTGGCGCGTGACTGCTGATTTTGCGGTATTTGTGGCGTCGCGCAGCGTGCGCAGCGAAACCGCACAGCGCGAAGGCGGACCGGTGCCGGATGAGACGGGCTGTAACCTGATCGCGGAGAGCGTGCGCCGCCTGCGCTGACCGGGCAGGATCTGGGTCTGCCCATCACCGACCTGCGTCCGGGGCGCGTGACCAACCTGTTTCGCAAGGCGTACAACAAAAACGCCGTTTCGGTGTACGTCTGTGAGTTTGCAACGGACTGGTACGAAGACGCCCTGGACAACGGTCGCTGGCCCGCACCTGAAGGTGATAACGACCCGGATCAGGTGTTTGCACGCTACCTGGGCCGACTCAATACGGCCTTACCCGGACCACGTCACCACTCATGCGGATTACACCCGCGACGGCGAGGTGGTGGCACAGGACACCCTGAGCAATCTGTCCACGGAGAACAACGATGCAGACAGTTAAGGTTATCGCCCGCAAGGGCGTGCGCGTGCCGCTGGAGAACAGCAGCCGCGAGTACATTACGGACGCTGCAGCGGTGGACGTGGTGCTGAGCACCTACTACCGCCGCCGCATGAACGATGGCGACCTGCAGCTGGCACCGGCTACCCCGGCGAAGGCAGCCCAGGCCGACAGCGACGAGCCGGTGGTGCAGCGCGCCGCCGATGAAAAAAGGAGGGCTGAGATGAGCGACACCGACAGCATTTCCACCACCACCCGCGTGTCAGGTACGTACGTTAACTACAACTTTACCAACGGCTCCAGTACGCTGGCTACGGATGACCAGTATGTGGTGATTATTGCGCAGCGGCTGGAGACCGGCACCGTCCCGGCGCTGGTGCCGACCGACGTTTTCAGCAGCGACCAGGCGGCGACGTAATTCGGTCACGGCTCACAGGCGCACCTGATGGCCGAGGCGGTCATGCGCGCCAACAGCAGCGTCCAGCTGGCCGTGTGTGCGCTGGACGACGACAAGGCGGGCGTGGCCGCAACCGGTCAGCTGACCCTGAGCAGTCCGGCGACCAGCTCGGGGCAGGTGCGCCTGCAGGTGGGTGATAAAACCCTGGCCGTAGCCGTGAAAGCCGGACAGACCGCTGATGACCTGCTGCAGAGCCTGCATGAGGTGATGGGAGCCGAAGCCGATCTGCCCGTCAGTGCCACCCTTGACAGCCCGGCAGGGAAAGGCACCACGCTGAACCTGACCGCGAAAAATAAGGGCGCGTGCGTTAACGAAATCGGCCTGTCGCTGACCATCACCGCGAGCGGCGTCAGCGGCGTGCTCAGCCCGATGGCGGGCGGTCAGGGTGACCCGGACGTGACCCTGGCGTTAACGGCCATTTACAGCGCTGGTCACACGCTGATTGTGGTGCCGTACAGCACCAAAGATGCCCTGAACGCGCTGTCTGAGCACCTTGAGGGCGTATCCGGTCCGACCGAGCAGCGCGGCGCGGTCGGCGTCACCGGCACCACCCTGACCACGGCAGCCAACGCGGCGCGCATCACCTGTGGCTGGCATCCCGGTTCGGTGCTGAGCAACGGTATTCTGGCATCGGTGTATGCAGCGATTATTGCCGCCGAAGATGCCCCGTCCGAGCCGCTGGACAACACCGTGCTGACCGGTCTCGACGTGACCGCCCAGACCCGCTGGCCGATGCGCACCGAGATGGAGAAGGCGCTGCACAACGGCCTGTCCCCGTTTAACGTGGTGAACAACAAGGTGCAGCTGGTGCGTGCGATCAGCACCTACGTGAAAAACAGCCAGGGCATTGACGATCCGACCCTGCTCGACATTAACACCATCCGCACCCTGGACTGCATCCGCAAGGTGTGGCGCACCCGCATGTCACAGCGCTTCCCGAACGGCGGCAAGCTGACCGACCGCCGCCTGCTGCAGATCCGCTCCGAGACGCTGGACGTGCTCTATGCCCTGCAGGCGCTGGAAATGGTAGATAACATCGACACCTATAAAGACCAGGTGACCGTCACCCGCAACAAGCAGGACAACACCCGTGCGGATACCACCATTCCGGCCCCGGTCGTACGCGGACTGCACATCCTGACCGGCACCATTTACCTGTACTAAGGAGAGACAGATGAGCGACGTCTATGTCGGCCCCGTGGTCCTTGAGGTCAACGGGACCGAAATTGAAATCAGGGAGGTCAGTCCGACCGTGGACACCGGGCGCAAGCTGGTGAAAACCATGAACTCCACCGGGCGCGCAAAGGGTCACGTTAACGGCATTGCGACCTACAACCTGACGCTGGAGGCTGTCATTCCAAAATCCGGCACCATCGTCTGGGAGAACATTACCGACGCCAAGCTGACGATTTACCCGGAAGACACCGCCAGCGGCGGCCTGACCACCACCTACCGGAACTTCACGGTCCAGACCGTGGGGCGTCAGTACAGCGTGGACAACGAAGCCCGCATCAGCATCAGCGGCTTTGCCCTTAACTGCATTGAGGAATAATGACGAACGGAAACAAAACCATCAGCGGCACCCTGGACAT